ACGGAAGATCCCGGCGAGTAAATAAGTCAAATCGGTTCCGCTTCCCTTGGTTCGGGTTTTGGAAACTTGCGTTGACTTCAACGAAGGATAGCCGTTGATCATCGACGGCATTCCCCGCGCGATATCATCGCGATTCGCCCGGAACATGAATTGACCAACTTCCGAAGTTGTTGACCCATCGTAAACCGATGCCCGGCGATTCATAATTTGCGCGTGAAGTTCAGGACGCATAACGAACGTCAAGCCTTCCGATTCCGGATCGTGGTTTTGTTGTTCCAAATCGGAAATCAACAATTGCAGATCTTCCGGTTCCAGCGTATTGCCGTTCGCCGCAAGCGTTCCCGCATCCCGCGTAACAATTCCGGAATAGTTCAACAACCCGGTTGGAGCATCGCCAGATCCAACGCCGTCAAGCGAAGTTGAATCGAGTTTCAGCGCCGCCGAAATCGCCATATCGTTCCGAAGGAAAGCTTCAACCGAACTGTTTCCGAAACGCAAAAGTTCGTTCGGCAACTTCGTCAGAACATAAAGCTTTTTCGCTTGCATGTTCAACGAACCGGTTGACGGTTCCGAATGCGACATACTTGGCGAAGAATCGTTGCCCGCCGTTTCGCCGATCCATCCAGCCGTAACCGATCCGGTTTGCTTGCTGAATTTGATTCGACCGTTCGGCGGTAAAGTGATTTGAGTTGCCCCGGCCCGCGAAAATACTTCTTTCGCGCGAAGCAAATCAATCATTTCGCCCATTTGAGTAGGTCCAAGAAAAACGCCAAGCCCGGTATCATCGACCGTCGAAAGCGCCTGTTGGCGATTCATTCCGGCCCGTTGCAGACTCCATGCCGCATGATCCGGATCGAAGCCGGCGATTCCCTGAATCATCCGTTGCCGAACTTCCATCTTGAAACCGAGATCCACATTGCCGAGCGCTTGCGAGGAAATCGGAATCAAAATGCTTTTGGCATCATGCTTTTCGAATCCATGCTTCACATACGATTCGTGCAAGGTGTTATGAATATCCATTTCAACCTTGCATTGATCTTCGCCGATGATGCCTTGCTTCATCGACATTAACCGCCAAAATTCGTATCCGCGTGAAGTCAACGGATCTTCGCCTTGGCGAACAAAGAAACCGCCGAAGCCGTTTTGATGTTGCGGAGTTCGCAACGATTCCAACGTTTCGGAAAATTGGTTTTGGCGTTGTTCGATTTGCTCCAATCGATTGTTGACCGATTGTTGAACTTGCCCGGCAACGATTCCGCCAAGCGCTTGAAGTTGCGTTTGGGTAATGCCAGCCGGAACGCCTTCGCCGCCGGCATTGTTTCCGCCGTTGTTGTTGGCATTGGCGTTTTGCGTTTGCGTTGCGGTTGCCCCGCCTTCGCCGCCTTCCCCGCCGGAAGATCCCGCCGGAGCGCCTTCGCCGCCTTCCGGTTCCAACAATGGGGGAATCCCCATCAATCGCAAACCGATGAATGATGCCCCGGAGAAACCGGGATTCGTTCTTTTACTCAAATTCATTTCTTGGATCCTCCAGAACAAAAAAAAGAAGCCGCCAACAAAGATCCCGTTTGGGAAATCTGTTGACGGCTTCGGCGTGTCCGATCACCGTAACAAAGGTGAAATCTGAATTTCAAAATTTGAATCGCGAAACGTCTTTGACTTCCAACATCGAAACCCGCGATTCGTTGATTTTGATGTTGCTTTCAATTTGACCGAAGCCGGCTTTCAGCCTTTCGATCAATTGTTTTCGGATTTGTTGCAAAGCCTTTTCGGCTTCGGCTTCAATCTCTTGTTCGTTCATTCCGTCAATTGCCCGGTTGCCTTTTGCAATTGTTGTTCGAATTTGTTGGCGTTGCTTTCGAGTTCTCGAAAACGCGGTTCCAACGCATCGTTGACGGATTGAGTAACCGCCGTCGCGATTTGTTCCGCCGTCAATTGTTCGGCCTGTTCGGCTTCCCGTTGTTCGGCAAATTGCTTTTCGATTTGATCGAACGGAATAACGTTTTCCGTTTCACTTTGCTGAATTTCCGGGTTTCCGGGATTATTGTCAACCCCGGCCCCGTTTTGCTCGCGATGTTGTTCCCCGGCTTCGGCCCCGGATTCGCCGGCCTTCGCAATCTTATCGATTGCCGTTTGAACTTCCGTTGAAATGATTTCGCGGAATTCTTCGCGAGTGAATTGCAGAACTTCCGAGCCGTTCGATTGTTGTCGTTGACCGGATTCCCCGCCTTCCGGTTCATCATCTTCCGGCATCCAAAACGCCGATTGCGTTTGTTGATTATCGGGATCCCAAAGCGCAGACCATCCATTGAAGCCGCTTTGATTCTGTTTCGTAATCGGCCCCGCCGCCGCCGAAAGGTATTGAACCATTCGTTCCGAAAGCGAATGCCCGTTGACGGCCTTCCGCGAAACCGATTGTTTCAACGCGCCCGGATCGGCCCCGAGTACGGTAATGCTCCATTCCATCAACATCGATTCAACGAAATCCATGCCGCCGAAGTATTGCGTAACATCTTCAACGCCTTCCGGCATCGATTTTTGTTTGCGTTTCAGCCGCATAACCTTTTGAACGTTAAACCCGATTGAAGCCATTCGGATCGCATTCGAGAAAACCAAGTTCGCAACATCTTCGACGATTTGAACGCCTTGGTTGAAATAAACTTTCGAAATCGCTTTTGTCGAATTCATGCGAAGTTCGACCGGCGCGCCTTTTTCTTTTTGCGCCATGCCCATCGGTAACGGCGTAACATGCCCATGTTCGAAAAGAACAATCGGATTTTCAATGTATTGATCGACGATCAACCCGCGCCCGAATTTGTTTTCTTTGATATGAACTTTGTTGCCGTGTCGGTTTTCCTCTTTGCCCCGAGTGACAACAACGAACGTTGCAGATCCTTCCGATTCGTTTACCTCTTGCCGAACGGCTTGCGTTTCGACCGAACAAACTTCGCCCCTTGGCGTGATGATTCCCGGTTGACAATCCGCGATTTCGGCAAGCGCCGCTTGACCAATCAACGGTTCATTCGATTCATATTCTTCATCGAAATTTCTTTTCGTCATCATTGAACCCCTATGCCGCAAGGCGAAGTTTGATTTCGGTTGATATTAAAAAACCCGCCGGCTTATTTATCGCCGCCGGTTTTGCCGCTTCCGGTTTTTTGATAGGCGGTTTTTTCGTTGCCTGTTTCATCGCCGGTTTCGGATTCTTCTTTTGCCGGCTTCGGTTGCGTGTATTCATCGGAGAAAATAACGTCCGATTCTTTGCATTTGTATTGATCCGCAACGATCTTCCGGATCTCTTTTTTGTTCGCCGCCGAAAGTCCCTTTTCGGCATCATACTTCGATTCGATGCCGGCAAAGTTTTTCGTTTGTGTCGGGCCGCCTTTGACCTTGAACGAAATTTTGTTGATTCGAGTTGTCATAACCTTACGCCTTTCCGCTAGAAAAATGAAACCAAAGTTTTTTTGTGAACGGGCCGATTGTAAGCCGATTCGGAAATTTTTCGCAACCCGTAACCGCCAGCGCATAAAAAAAGGCGCTTCGTGAGAAGCGCCAGTTTCGCCCGTATCGCGTTTCGATTAAGCCTGTTCAAGATAATGCGGGCCGGCCTGTTGACCGGCCCCGCGTGAATTAAATAGCCGCCGCGATTGCTTTGCGAACTTCGCCCGATTCGATGCCCGGCCCTTTTTTGCAGTTTCGAACCCATTGCTTTTCGTATCGTTCCCATTTGAAGCCGAGCGATTTGATAACGTCTTTGATCGGAAAGGTATTGCCCGAGACAACAACCCGCCAAACGTAATGCAAAGTTGCATCTTTCAAATGCCCGCCCCAAACGGTTTGAACGTTCGTCATTCGGTCAAGATGTTTTTCAATCTTGACTTCAACGCCAGCCGATTCGAGAGAATCGAGAACGCGAAGTTGTTGTTCGTATCTTTCAACGAACTCAACTTTTTGATCTTCGGTCAAACGATCTTCGGTTTCGAGTTCAACGCGAATTCGATTAACTTCCGCTTCGGTGGTAAGCTTGCAACATGGATTCAAGATTTCCAATGCTTCGTTTGCTTCAATGTTTTGATCGATTGTCAACATAGTTCCGCGCCTTTCAAAAAAGTTTGATTTGTTGTTGCCTTGCCTTCAACAACTGTATGATATCACTTATCGGCGTTCCGTCAATGTGATATCACAACAAAATCAGAAAAAAACTAAAATAAAACTTTTCGCCCGGCTTTTGGCGGATTTTCGTTGATCACAATGCAACCAAGTTCCAAGCGATGATTCGCTTGGTTTGCGATGAATAAAGCCGGATCCCCGTTCATCGGATGCCGTTCAAGCGATTCGGCAACGTCATTCAACGCCTGTTCAACTTCCGGATCTTCGGCTTCCCATTTCAGCCGATCCGTAAGCTTTGCGTAAACTTTCCCGCCGCGTTTCAAGATAATCATGTTCGCGCCTTTCAAAAAAAACTTTGCCAGCCTTTTCAACGTATAGCATTGAAATCGGATCTTTGCAAATGTGAATTCACAAAACCCCGCGTAAAACGCCAATAATAAAATCAAAGTATTCCGGATCCGCCTTCGCGAACGTAACCGGATCCCGGTAAAGATATTCAACGCCCATCGAAAGAATTTCGTTGTATGTTGTCCAATCGTATTGTTTGCCAATGTAATGCGCTGAAGTTTTCGGCCTTCCCATCGCTTGAACAAGCTTATCGAATTCATCCGAATTTCCGACTTCAAGCGCGTTATATCCGTATTCCGGGAATTCATCGGCAAGATAAACGTTGCCCTTCCCGCCTTTTTGAAGCCGGTATTCAAGAAACTCGCGAGTTGATTTTGCGATATCGTCGGATCTGAATTCGAGCGTATGCCCCATTTCGTGAACTTGAACGGCCCGCGAACTTTTGCCGCCGATATTAACCCGCCCGAATCCGTCAAACGGTTCGGCATCGGCCCGGTAATCATCCGCCATTGAACGCATTTTTATTTTGTAATCTTCCGGCAAGTTCTTTTTGTCGGTAATGCTTTCAAGAAACTCTTGCGCCTGTTTCGCTTTCCCGTCAACGCGAGCGTTTCCGCTTTTCGTGATATCGATTCGGCCCCGCCGTTCGGCAACAACCCCGAGTTCATCGAAGATTTTTTGCGATTGCTTGAAAGCTTCATCGTTCGCTTTTCCGGCAACCGCTTTCAATTCTTCGAATCGGTCAAGCTTTCCTTTTGTCTCTTGCGTGATATCCAAGAGTTCTTTCGCGCTTGCATTCGGATCCGATTTGACTTTCAGGAAACGGCTTTTCGCTTTGATCATTTCATCGTGAGCCGCCGCAAGCTTTTGATTTTCAACTTGTTTCAAAGATTTGTATTTGCTTGTGATTTGATCGCGAAGTTCTTTCAACGCCGCTTCGTTTTTGATTCGATCCGCAATCGGAACGTTTCGATCAACCGCCCCTTTCGGAACAAGCCGCGAAGATGCGCTTCCAGAATCTTCAACCGCGCGAACCGTTCGCGAGCCGCGCCGCGCCGGCTTATCTTCGAAATGAGACAACCCGGAACAACGGCAATTGATCACATTGCCAGCCGAGCCGCGCGAATCGCCGGGATACATCAACCGTTCATTCGACACAACAAACGGTTCATCATTCAACTGAACTTGTCGATGCGCTTTCCAATGGTTGAATTCGGATTTCGGCGGTTGACGAACTTTAACATCTTGCCGCATGATCCAAATCTTTTTTTCAATCCCGAGTTGTTTGCGTTCAAGATATTGCCCGTTATTGATTGCCCCGGTTGTTTCAGTTCTCGCAACCCGCCGCGCTTGCGCCTTCGTGTAGCCGGCAAGATCGGCCCGCAACAAATCCGCCATTTTGTTGAAGTCCAAACCATCGCGCAAGCCTTTGTTGATTGAACGGCGAATGCGGGCCTTCGTTGTTTCGCCGATTCGATTCCAAACGCCAACGGCCCGGCCCCGTAACCAAGTTCGAATTCGGGCCTTTGTTTGTTCGTCCGGTTCAACATAAATCGAAGGTGGCGGATCCCCTTCCAGAAGAATGCGTTCAACGTCCGGATCAAGCCGTTGCGTTTCATCATCCCCATCGCCAAACGCCGCTTCAATGTAATCGGCTTCGAACTTTACGCCCGTCCAAATGGTTTGATTCCAACGCGGAATCATAAAATTGTTAAATTCATCTTCCCAACTTTCCGGCCTGAAAAGATCGTCAGCCGATGCGTTCCCGCCTGAATCCTCAAAACGGCGAACAACATTCTTTTCAATTTGACGGAAGAAACGAACGTTCGCGTTGAACGTCATTCTTTCAAGCCGCGCGTGAACTGTTTGCCAACGTCGCATTTGCCGCGTTCGGTTCGCGCGTTGTTCGGCCCTTCGATTTCTGGCAAGCAAACCGATCATTCGTCATCCGTTTCTTCATCATCATCTTCGGATTCGCCCGATTCATCATCGGCATCTTCATCTTCCGATTCTTCATCGTCCGGTTCGTCTTCATCGGTTTCATCGTCCGGTTCATCTTCCAACGGATCGACGATGCCCGCCATTGAAACGGGAATTCGCCCGCTTCCCATATAACCGGTTTCGTATTCTTCCGATTTCATCGGTTCAAGATTCAAGAACATTCGGAATTCATCGAGTGTAACGGCCCCGGTATCAACGCCCGCCCGCATTCTCGAAAATGCCTGTTCCGCATTTTCCGGCGTACAATCATCGAACCAAACAACGATTCGCGGATCCCATCGGTTCGCCAACTGTTGCAGAACTTCGGCCCATTCATTCAATTCGGGATTCGCAGAGATTTCGCAGAATACGGCCCAAGCCGCTTCGGATGTTGCCCGATTATAATCCGTTGACAATCCCGCAATGATATGATGAACGCCATAAAGCGCAAGAATGTTATCGCGCATCGCGTTCGCCGAGCTTGGATAATCCATTTCTTGCGGAGTCAATGACCAAGGCGAAATTGTAACGCCCGGCGGTTGAACCAACGGATCGCCATGCCGTTCGATGCCCCGCGTTCTTTGACGGAATCGGCCTTTGATGCGTTCAATCAATTCATCTTTTGAAAGATGCGTTTCCGCCCCTTTGAACTTTTCTTCGTCAAGCGAAACGATAACATCCGGATTCCGCCCATTGATGAAAGATGCCCGCCGGCTTTTTTCGATATCTTCCGCGTTTTCAATCCAGCGCGCCCCGGCCTGAACTTCCGATTGCCCGTTTAACTTATCGACCGGATGAACGTTGACTTGTTTGATAATATCTTCCGGCGGAATCTTCATCATTCGCCGCGTATCGCCTTCCGGCGTAACAACGTAATGCCGAAGCGTTCCGTTCTTTTCGAATTGTGGCGTAACCCATTCGGTAGGAATAACATGCAATTCAGCCGGCAAGCCTTGCGGAGAAAATTCAGTTCGCAACCGGTTCGGGATAACCCAAAGATAAACCCGGCCCGTCATCCGTTTGTTATATGTGAACTCTTGCGCCAACATCGAATAATTCGCGTATTCATTCGGATTGCACAAAAGCGAAATCATTTGATGATCTTCCGGGATCGGCTTCAACTCTTGAACGTCGATTGCCCCTTGAATCACCCGCTTCGAATAAGATCGTTTCAGCCATTGAAGCGATTGCCGTTGATAGAACGTTTGATTGCCGCCCCGGCCTATTGACCTTGCCGCATTCGGTTGGAACGAAAGGTTCGGGAAAAAGTTCGAACAATACTTTGCGATTCGGGAAAGCGCAACGTAATTCCAATATCGGAAATAAAGCGTTTGTTCCTTCGCCGTTCGGTTGTCGCCGCCCCGATCCATCTTCATCGAATCGGTAACAATCAAATCAGCAATTGCCCCGATTGACTTGTCCGAAACGGCTTGCGTGTCAATCGTCGGAACGGCGGTATCTTCGAGCCAACTCATTCAATCATTCCCTTCGCATTAGCGCCGGGAATCTTGAAGTTCCTTTTCCCCGGCCTTTCGGATTGTTTCGGCAATCATCTTTTGTTCGGCCCCGGTTGCGCGTTGTTGCCAGCCGAAAGCTTGAACGAAATCGGTGAAAGTTTCAATCTGAATTCGCAAACCGGCGTTTTCCTGTTCTTTCGAGCGAAGCGCATTTTCAGCCGCCCGCCGCTTTGCTTCCGCCATTCGAAGCCGTTGACGCATCAACAACTTCGGTTCGATTAAAGCTTTGAACCATTCGGAGAACTTGAACTTTTTCTTTTTCCGCCGGCGCGCCATTTGAAACCCCGTTTCAGTTTTTCAGTTTATGCCCGAGTTCATCGCAGAGAATCCCGCAAGTTCGGATGATTTGAATCAACGCCAATTCATCATAACGCCGATCCAACAACAAAACGCAAGCGTTCATCATTGGAACATCAATCGTTTCTTTTTTGAACTCGGTTGCAACGCCTGAAATTTGTTCGACCGATTTCCGCCCGGCAAGAATATCCGAAAAGAAAACCGTTTGATCGTCGATAACCGGAACATCAATTTCCCGCTTCGCAACGTAGGCAACATGATCCGGAAACGTCAGAACTTCGATAACGCCGCGAACCGGGCCGGAAACATGCCCGCGATTTTGAAGCTTGCATTTCGCGTTTCGGCAATATGAAAGATTCGGATCAACCCTTTCTTCCGGCGTTCCGCATTCCGGGCAAAGAATCTTTTCGCGAACTCGCGACGGTTGATAGATTTCCGGCTTATAAAAATCATCTTCCGAATCTTCAAGCCGATCTTTCGACATATGAACGCGAAGGAATTGCCCGGTAAGTTGTTCCGGCATCGGTTCATTGAAAGCAATGTAAACATGATTTTCGCGCTTTTCCGGCGGAAGATATTTTTGGAACTTCAACCAATCGCGATTTGATGCCGTGATTTCTGGAAAGTTTTGATTCATCTTTTTGCGCCTTCAAGTGAAATGAATAAACGGATTCGTTTTGTGAAACGGTATCGAATCTATCAAATAGAAATTCCGAACCCGATCAACTTTAACGATTCCAGCCTTCAAAAGATAATCGAGATCTTCCGGCCCGTAATCGACGAACCGCGTTTCAATCTTCCAATCGCCGGATCCTTCAACAACTTCGCCATTCGGCAAAACGTATTTG